TCAAAGCGGGTGATCCGGTGGCCTGCCGGGCAGATCAGCATGTCGAGATATTCATTCTCGCTGGAATCATACCAGGTCTTCTCACTGATGATCTGGCCTGCGGTTCTGATCCGCCCGAAGATCATCGGCTTCACCAGGCCCTGGCCGGCTTCGTTCGAGATCCCGCTCCAGTCATAGCGGCTGTAAACGCTCGATGAGGCAATATCGCCGCTGTAGCCGGAGATTTGGGGAATTTCGGGGAGGGGAAGAGGGAATATGGCATTGATGACCATATTGCCGACCATTGAGATCGCCGACGCGGCGACGACAGCTCCGACCAGCTGCCATCCCGATAGGGCGCCCCAGCCGGCCAGAGATCCTCCCATCGTCACAGGGGCCAGAGCAAACGCCGCTACCGTAACCAACAGGCTCCCCAAAACGCGCCCCACGTCGCCGCCACCGGCGTCCGGCAACGATTCCCCACCGCCGGGCTTATAGGCATAGTAGCCGACGATATATGACGCGTACCGGGAGAGACGCGACAGGACGACGCCCTTATGAGGCAATGAATGCAGCAGTGTCATTCCCGGGGTCACAATGCCGAGATGATAATTTCCGGAGGGCATCTGCAAAAGGGCTACTGAATAGGGCTGAGGATGGGCGATCTTGATCCAGTTTTGACCTTCAGAAGCGATCAGCTCCTCGTCAATTCCGTCTTCACTTCTGGACGGCAATTCGATGTTTAGCCTGTCATACACCTCCCTGACAAGGCCGTAGCAATTCAGCCTGAGCGGCTCGCTTTCTCCTCTCAGAGCATACTGGATGCCGATCAGGTCTTTCCACTCGACCGGGGTGGCCGCGATCTTCGCCGGGACAGGGACAGGGTGATTATACAAAGCCGCCACCTCCTACATAGGCCGATCCGGGGATGCCGGGAAATGAATTGAACCGCAGCACGTTCATGTGCCGCTCGCAATCCGCCAGGGTATGGCTGCAGGAATCTGGAGATCCGATTGTAAATCCGGACGGCTGTGCATAAGTGCCGTCTATTTGCTTGATATAGCAGCCCTTTCCCCTGTAGCGGTTCCAGCAGAAATCGGTCAGGTATTTCTCCTGAAGGAGCGACGCCATGAAGGGATTGAACGTCCCCAACTCAAGGACAATGGCGGCGTCCGTGATCGGCCCGCATTTAAGGATTTCCAGTGTTTCCTGATAGACGATATCGTCCTTCTCGAAGGAATAGAGCGAAAAAACAATCGTCTGACCATCCACGGATCCGGACTGTTTCAGATAGGTTCCCAGGACGCCGTCAATATTGGAGATGGTCAACTGAACCGTAGCGATCTCGCCCTTGCCGTCGTCCCGGATTTCGTCCAGCATAACCGGGAATGGCGAATAGGTATTGCCGTCCACAACGATCTCTGCCTGGTTCGGCGTGTAATAAAGCGTCTGCGTTTCCAGGGTGATTTCAAAAAGCGGCGCCCAGACAGAGGGCTTATTAAAGTTTCGATGATCGTTATCCGGAATTGTCCTGGCCATCACTCCACCTCCGGTCCGATAGATTCCAGCGTAATCCTGGCGTGGTAGAGATAGCAGTCGCCATACTCGACAGGGTCTTCCGGGATTTCTTCATCGATGATCCTTGCCAGAATAGCCCTGGGAATGACCTGGCCGTCCGGTCTGGGCTCCAGGGAAGTCGGCAGAACATACCAAAAGGCGCCCGAGCCAACCTCATCGAGCCAGGCGAGGAGCATCTCATATTCAGCAGCAGTCATGGCTGGCCACTCGATAACGATCTGCTTGCTTCGCGCCGGATAAAGGTTCCGCTGATGCACATAGCCAGCCGTAGCCTGGAAACGGACTTTCGGTGAGACAATCGTCGGCTTGTATCCACCCTGGGGCGCTGGTATCAGATCGTATTCGATGTTGTCGTAAACGGCGCTCATCTAACCCCTCCCGCCGGTAGCCAAGAGACTTCTAAACTCGGGGCTGCTCTTTGCCTTTTTGGCCACCACGTTGATGATCAGCTGCTCGTGATCGAACCGGACATCGGTTGTCTTTGCCTCCATCTTTCCATCACCTTGATTGTCTATATTGACGATCACATTCGGAAGAGAGCTATTATTCGCCATGAGCCCCAGGGCCTTCATCTGCCCAGAGGTGAAAACACCTTCTCCGCGCTGCAGGACGGCGGGATATTCGTCAGGAGCAAAACCGCCGTGAAAACGAGGGGCTCCGGCAAAAGCGAGGTTCGGAACCATGCGGTAGAAGGTGGCTTGCCCACCGGCAATGCCTCCGGAATGCATTCCGAAGGCGGTAGTAGCGCCGCCTCCCATATCCGCGCCGGTGTGTATCGGCGCCGTCCCGTTGTTCATGGGAGTCCCTCCAGGAAAATAGCCCCTTACCGCACCAATCAGGCCAGCGGCAGCCATGTTTGCCAGATAATTGGCGATGGCCCGGTTGACGCTGTTGACGAAGGACGTAATATAATCGCCGACGCTTTTGAGCTTTCCCTGGAAGGCGTCAAAGAAGATATCGCTGAAGGCATCACGCATGGCCGTTGCCGTTGTCTGTGAGATGTCGTACATCTGCTGTCCGACATCGGCCCACTTGTTCAAAAGATCCTTGAAACCGAGCTTCATCGCCTCGATGGGCGAATTCATCAACTGCTCGCGCACCAGTTCTGCCCGTTTTTTCTGATCGGCGATGATCTTGTCCATCTGGGCGTTCCATGCCTGCTCGTTGCCAGTCTTGGGCATCGCCGCAAGCGATTGACGCTGCAGGGAGATCAGTTCTTCCGTCAGGCGGATCCGCTCGTTGATTGTATTCCGATGTGCCGTGCCCTCGGCCTCGATCAGATCCAGGCCGGCCAGACGGTTGTTTATTTCCGCCTCGCGGGCAGCCCGGTCATACTCGGCGGGCTTCACCACCTCGGCCTGGCGGATCTTCTCGTTGTACAGAAGCGTTATGGCCGCCTCTTTCTCCTTCTCACCTTTAACCGCCTCCAGTTCCTCGGCCAGCGCTGTCCGTAGCGCATCGGCTTCCGCCTTGTACCCGGCCCGGACGTTTCCGGTCAGTTGGGTGTATTCCTGCGTCTGGGCAGCGACGAAGGAGCGGATGGAAACCAAATTCCCGGAATTTTCTTTGGCGAGAGCGAGATCCCTTTTCTCGATTGCCTGCCTTTCGAGGATCTCGGCATTCGCATATAATTCCGCTTTTGCCTTGAGCATGTTCTGCAGGTCGGCCTGGAGCGCCGGATCGACGGCAGTGATAGGGTCATTGGCGTCCCTTTTTGCGTTCTTTTTCGCGGCATCGCTCTGAGCTTTGGTGATCTTCTCCTGCAGCTCCCGAACGGCCTTGTCCATGTCCGTCTTGTATTTTTCGATGGCCGCCATGTCCTTCCGATAGGCGTCCTCGATGTCGATCAGCTTGGCCCCATGAGACGTCGCCGTTAATTTTTTAATTTCCGAGGCGAATTCGAAAACCTTTTCCTTCGCGCCCTTGAGAATGTCGCTCATCCGGTCCAGGGTAGAATTCACGGCGCTATGGGCAAGGTTATATTCAACGGCAGCGGCCTTTCCCTCGCGGCTTCCGGCAGTAAACTCTTCTGTACTCTTCGTGGCGCTGTCCGTGGCGTTCTTGATCTTGTTCCTGGCATCGGCTCCCCGGAAGATCTCCTCGCGGATCGATTCCTGGACGTTCAACTCCTGTTTTAACTTATCCTCGGCTGCCGTCTGGTTTTTTATAAAGTCCTGATAGATGGCGCTTTGAGACGATCTGGCGGAATCGGCCTTTTTCCGGTAATCCTCCGTCAGGCCGAAGAACTGCGCCATTTTCGGGATAGATTCCTGAATGGTGGCAATGAATTCGTAAAAAAGGATTTTTCCGGACTCTTTGACCTGCCCCCAGACCGATTTCGCCGTTGCCCCGATCATATCCCAGGTATAAACGGCATATGCGCCGAACTTTGCGATGGAGGCGTATCCTGCCTGCATGGCTTCTCCGATGGTCAGCCCCAGAATCTCTATTTCGGCAATTTTCTTGCCTATCATCCAGCCGGCCATTGCGGCGCCGATCACGCCCGCCGCAGCGCCCACAACCTGCAGTGTACCGGCTAAAGTGAGGAAGGCGCCGGATAAGACTCCCGTCTGGACGGTTATGGAGGATATGGCCCCCGCGATCCCGGAGAAGAGCGTGCCGATGAAGACGATGTTGGCGAGGGCATGGGCTTTTAACCAAGTAAAAATGGAGCCGAGACCGCGCAGGGCCAGGACGCTCAGCCACGCTTTGACGGCAATTTCGCCGATCATCGACACAGAGCCGACGATGGCGGGATGATTCTTCGTGAAATCGCTGATCGCCTTGCTCATGCCCCTGATGCCGTCGATGATCGAGAAAACCTTCTCGTCCATCTTCTGCAGGGAGACGATCAGGCTTTCATTCCATTTGATCTCCCCGGTTTCCTTGTTGAACGTGACGATGGAATCAGTCATGTCCTTGATGATGCCCTTCGTCTTCTGGAAGCCGATTTCCATGCCCTTTCCGAGGGCCTGGGTGGCGGCGTCCTTCAAGTTCGACAACTGCACGGACAAGTTCTTTGATGCCTCTGCAGCGCCCACTGTGGCCCCTTCCAGGGCCTTCATGACGGCAGGATAGAGCTTCCCTTCGGCGTTCAGTTGGCGGATCTTCTCGTTGGTCAGTCCGGCCGCCTCCATGAGCGGCTGCAGCATGGTCGTTCTCGGCGTCATGTTGCCGCTGAGGATGCTGCGAACCTCTTCGCCCAGCATATCCAGCGGCACCCGCATGGAGGTGGCAGCCTGGACGATAGCCGTGGAGAAATTCACGACCATTTTTTCATCGAAACCGGCCTTGAGGGCCGGAACATAAGACTGCGTATATGCCTTCGTCAGTTGCTCGTAGGTTGCGGCCGTCTCCAGCCCGGCGATGCGCAACCGGTTCTGCGTCCCGACGCTCAAGGCAAGGGCGGCCTCAAAGGCCCGCTGCCCGGTAACGATGTCTCCGGCCTTGTCCCGGAATTCCCTCATGGAATAAATCAGAGAGCCCAAACCGACGCGGGTTTCCTCCATTGTGGAGTTAAAACTGTAACCGGCGCTGACCGCGTTCTTGATGACCGCATAGCCGCCGAATGACAGGAACAGGTTGCGGATTGTCCCGGAAAACTCATTCGCGGCACCGTTGGCCTCCTGCAACGTCTGCTTATAGGCGCGCGTCGCCGAATTCACCGTCTGCACAACGCCGGTGGCCAGGTCTTTAGCTGCGATGATGATTTCGAGTTTCGTCATTTGGGCTCTTCACCACTATCTGGTCGATATTGCAGGACGAGCAGTCCACGTTCTTCTTTGCCGCCCGGCAGGCCCGGCAAAAAGCCGATTTCGGGTCTTTTTGCTGCCTGTCTCCCTGCTTTTCATTGATCCCTTTCAACACGCTCCGTTCAAGGGTCCTGAGCTTCCGCAAGATCACCTTGTCAAATTCGATCTCGATAACGCCCGCGATCATGGCGGCGGCGTTGTAATCGAGACCGATCACGCCGTTCGGCCCCACCCGCCATTGCGTCAAGACGTTCGTCCATAAATCCCAGGCGTCTTCGTTTTCCGGCAATAAAGCGGGCGGGGCATTCCGGCACTGGTCGCATCGAGACCTCTCTACGCATCCGCTGCATCTGGCCGGTCCGCCGCCTTCGTACCACTGCCAGATGGCTTCAAGTTTTTTTCATCGTCGCCCTTGCCGTAGCTCAGGTCGATGATGGCCTTGAACAGTTCCAGGGCCTTGTCGTTCGGGAGCGCATCGACCTCGCGGATCTGCTCCGATCCGCAGACCATCTCCAGAATCTCGTCGGCCGCATCGTCCGCGTTTTCGAGGGACAGGTTGCCGATGTTGTAGCCCTTCTTGCGCAGGGACTTGACCTCGCCCCTGGTAAGGGGCCGTATCTCGAATTTTTTCCCGTCGATTTCTTTTTCCATGTCACGTCCTTTCTGCGCTTAGAATGTCGCTATCGGGCTCAGAAGCACCATCCGCAGGGCCGATGCGTCGGCATCGTCGTTGTAGTAGCTTTCGAATGGCAGCTCCACCAGCAGGCCGGTCGGCCCCGAGATGACCGGAGACTGAGGCTTGAAAATGGCCTCATCGAAGTAGAAGCTCATCTTCTCCTTGCCCGCCGCGCTGCCGTCGCCAGCGCCCTTCGTGAAGTGCAGCTCGATGGTGGTCTCGGTGTGCGCGATGGCCAGGGCATAGAGAACATCGTCCTCGAAGAGGATCTTGGCCGTACCGGTCACCTTCGCCCGCCCCTCGGGGAGGCTGTAGCGTTGGCCGGTCCCGTCGATGACGTAGTTATTGCCGTCCAGGGCGTTGTCCAGGGTGAAATCGATCTCGGTGACCGTCCCCAGGGGGGATCCCCCACGCTGTATGGACCCGGAGAAGCCGTCGAACGGCGTGTGGCCGTTGTCGGTCGCCGTTCCGTCGAAAGTTGCCGCCCCGATGGTTTCCTTCGCTCCCATGATGGAGACGGAGCAGTCGATCATCCCTTCCGGCTTGGCAGCCAGCCTGAAGCTGTTCACACGGCAGCCGTTGTAGAGGAAGTACTTGTCCGTGGCCAGGTCGGTGAACTGCTTCTCGATGCACATCCCGACCGGCAATGCGCCGACCTTGTAGGTGTGCGTGTAGGGTGCCGAAGCGCCCGCGACGCCGTAGCTGCCGAAAATATGCTTGAAGAGCTTTCCATACTGCGGGGTCAACTCAAAATTGATATCACCGGCGACGTCCACGTTTCCCCGGACGGGCGCCTGGGGATTGCGGTTCGAACGAATCGTATTGGACGACACGAGATTCCGGTTCAGCCGCAGAGATTCGGTTGTGAACGGCAGGACATGGGCGTCCGGAGAACCGGGGGTGCTCTTGAACGTCGTCTCGGTGTCGAAGATCAATACGGCATTAGCTCCTGATTGCTGAGACATGGGTTATTCCTCCTTTCCCTTCTTGCCTTTGCTGGATACGAACTCCGGCTGATTTTCCTGAAATTCCTTTAACCTCCCCTTACGGAGCAGGACTTCCGCCAGGTCATCAGGGACCTCTTTGGGGACGCCGAGTTTGAACTGCCCGGCGATTCCGCAGCCCATGATTTTCGGGCCGTCTTCATAATATAGTTTTTTCATGGATCCTCCTTTTACGGTTCCGGTTCAGGGGCCCGGCTCAGTTGCGATGACATTCGTCTTCAGACGATAATTTAGGCCATAAACCAGCAGCCCACCCTCAGCCGTCACCAAATCCTCCTTGACAGGCCAGAGCCACCCATAATGGCTGATCTGGTGGCCGATGAGGTAGTTTCTGACCGCCTCGATGATGGTGTAGGCTTCGGATGCACCGGCCTCCCTGCTTTTGAGGTTCCTCCCGACCAGGACGATGAGGAAGTCCATCTGGTGATCGGCCCGGTTCGTCCCGATGACCTTTTTCTCATCGAAATCCGCACCGTGGTAGATCACATTCAGGGCAGGCAGGCGCTGGGGCGACTTGAGGAGATCCTCAACATCGCCCTGCCAGACGCCCACGCTTGCCACAGCGGAGATCTTCTGCAGTTGCGTAATGATGTCATCCTGAATCGTCTCGATCATTAGAACCCCGACATCTTTTCCCGGTCGAATATCCGGGTGTTAGAAACCACATCCACCGTGTTGTCCGTATTGGCGGGAGAAGGCGTCGCCGATCCGAGCTTGATTCTCCCTTCAGCCACCTTTTCCAGAAAACGAATCGCCTCCTTGTTCCTGTCCGCCCGGATTTCAGGCATTTCCAGGTCGCTGCGGGAGTAGAGGTTGTAGGCCGCAATATCCACGCTGATCTGGCGAACCTTCGAAGGCACGGGGGACAGAGGAATGGCATATCGATCCTGGCAATACGCATCGATGGTGGCATCGGCATCGGCGATGGCGCGGGTGACTTTATCGGTATCGATCTCACCCGCGCCATCATCGTCCGTCAACTGAATCAGCGCAGTTTCATTGAGCAGATTCAGGATATCGTCCTGGGTGCAGTAAGCCATTACCGTTTGCCTTTCTTCCCGGTTTTGGCCGATTCTTTGCCGGTTTCATCCGCTTCCGTGGCCGTTGATACACCGGCATCTTTCTTCTCCTTGACGATCTCCACGATCAGCACCGGTTCCGCCTTGAGAATAGCCAGTTCCTTCTCGCTGAACCGGTCATCGGGATACTGCACAGCCTCTTTCGGATGGGCGATTCCGCACCGCCTGAACCCGTCTTTTTTGCTCTTGATTCTGATCATTGCCGTTCCTCCTTGATGAGCGTTTTTCCCGCTCCCCCTTCATCCGGTCCGTTCAACCGGGGGGGGGAGCGGGGCGGGCCCGCTCACCCGCAAGGTTTTCGTTATGCAAGCCAGGGCACGACCACCAGCTTCGCGGTGTTGTACCAGACGTTGCTTGCCCCGGCGGAGTCGAACTGCGCCTCCACTACGGCCCGGCCGTAGGATTCCAGGGTCGGAGGAACGACCAGGTGGGTCGGCGTGATGCCCAGCGGCACGCCCTCGTCGTTGGTGAAGGCCATCATGGCCGCCCTGGCAGCCGCATAGTAAGTGGCGTTCAGGGTCTGCTTGCTTCCGTAACCAAGCTGCCACAGCCCGTATCCGACGTTTTTCCGGTCATCGACGCCGTAGCGGAATTTCTTCCGCATGAAGACGTTTTCGTCGTCCGGCTTGTCCATCGATACGAATTGGGGACGCTTCCGGATCTGGAGGACTATGGGCTTGATGGGCCTGGACAGATCGAGGAGGTACCAGGGTGTACCCGCGCCGCCGCCGGTATTGGAAACGGACGCGCCGTTGACGCTGTGGTCGGTATCGAAGAAATACTGCCCGTCGAAGCAAGCCGTGTCAAATCCGGCCTTGAGGAGGGCAAAGACCAGGATGTCGGGATGCACCTTCGCCGCCTGGGCCAGCCCCTGGATCATGGGCGTATAGACGCCGATCTGGTCGTCCTCGATGTCGTTTCGATCCACCTCGATGGTGGACTCGTAGTCCTTGTTGGTGATCTCGTACTTGAAGGCGCTGAGGTCCTTCAGTACCCGGTCGCCCAGCCATTCCCGCATCATGGGGAAGTCGCCCAGCCACTTGTAATCGACGCTCCGTCCGGTGGAAGGCGTCTGCATGGCCACCAGGGGCCACTGGCTGGGAGCGGAATCGAACGCCTGGTTGAAGACAGTGCTGAACGATTTATAGATTCCCTGCAAATTCGCTTGATTGACAATCATTTTAAGCCTCCTTCTTTTTGTTTGTTTCTAATGGGGACAGATTTGAAATCTGTCCCCGGTTGGAATTCGATTTACGCCGCCAGCAGCTTCTTCTTGTACTCGATCCACGCTGCCAGCAGGATCACGTCATCGGTGCCGAGGGTGCCGTCCTTCGGGTGGATGGTCAATTCCACTGCCGCCGGATAGGCTGCGAGGTTGGCCAGGGCCAGGGTGAGCGTCACTTCCTGGACGTGCTTGGTCGTGGCATCGCCGGTCATGGCGCTGGTATCGCCGCCGAAATCGCTGTCGGCGTCATACGCGGCAGCCTTCACGTTGTTGTAGGCGGCCACGGTGAATTTCGTGGCGTCGCCGACGGTCGCTCCGATTTTGGCCGCCAGGATATGGAGCACCGCGTTGGCGGTCACATCCATGTCGGGCGGGACGATCACCTTCGTTCCCACCGCTCCGGGGGTGGCATGGTTGTTCCAGCGAATCCCCAGCCCCTTCGCCGTGACGCAGTAGCCGGGCACCGTGCTGTCTCCGTCGGAGAATGCGGCCAGGGCGACACCCGCGTCGGTGATGACCGGCGTGGGGATGTTGATGACCCCTTTAGCCGTAAGCAAGCTCTGGTAAATCTCCTGGAGGGCCGCTTCGACTTCGGTCTGGGCCGTGAAAGTTCCCGCGTCGGCGACGGAGATCGCGCTGGCGGCATGGGCGGCGCTCCCGTCGGCGATATGCGCGGCGGCGTCGGACTGGCGGATGGCAGGCTCGATATCGATCCAGGCGTGGGTCGTATCGATGTATTCCGCGACGATCCCGGCAAAGACGTCGTTGGTAACGTTCCCGACGAGATCCACGTTGTTGTCGTCGGCGATATAGACGCTGTCGCCCACGTTGGCGATGGTGATCGGCGTGGCGAAGGACATCTTGAACAGGCCCCAGCGGCGCACCGTGACATTGATGTCGCCGTCGCTTCCGGAACTATTGTCCGCCTGTTCGCGGGCAATGCCCACAAAGAGCGTGCTTGCGGTGTCTCCCGCCGATACGGCGTACCCGTCGGCGTTGACGCTGACCATCGCTCCGGCGTAAATTTTGTCCCCGTCGTCCACGGGAATGGAGATGTCCACACCTTCCCGGTATTCGGTTTTCTTGTCTTCAGATAATATGGCCATGTTTTCCTCCTTTTCCTTTCTGTCAAGGATGGGTTTATTTGTTGTATTTCTTGAAGGTTTCCTCTTCGATGCCCATCATCTCGTTGATGGTTCGCTGCGCGGCATCAACGGCTCCCTGGGTATCTTTGGCGGCGATCCTGATCCCGTCCACGGGGATCACGCTGCCCGCCGGGCGAGCGAGAACGATCTGCCGGAACTGCTCCGGCGCTTTACCCGCCAGGTCCCGGCCCCATTTGTCCAGCTCCTCAGGGCTCGTCTTGCCTTCTTTCAAAGCCAGGGAGATCAGGTCATCCTGCTCCATCCCGGAGATTTTCTTTTTAAGCTCCGCGACTTCGAGGCTCAGGGTTTTGGCCACGTCCGCCGGTGCCTTGAGGGAGGCGACGATCTGAACGACCTCGTCTTTCCCCGCACCCTCTTTTGCACCCAGGGCGTCCATGACCTCTTTGCAGGCGACGATAGCGGCCTTGCCCGCCTGCGCTTCCAGCTCTTTGTTCTTGTTCACCAAAAGTGTTGCCGCCTCCAGAACCTTGTCTTCCCCGGCGTCGTCGGCCAGGCCCATCAACTTTTTCAACTTTGTAAACATGGGAACCTCCTTTTCTTCTTGTTTTTTAGTTATATCCGTCAATTTTGCCATAATCGGCTTTAGGTTGTTGATCGCCGGATTGTTGGTCAACGCGACATTCACCAGGACTGCAACCCGCCGATCGTTCTTGCTGATGAACATGACTGGAGAAAAATAGCGGTACTCCCGATTTTTCAAATATTCTGTCGCCTTCACCGTCCATTCCACCACCGCCCACAGTCCATCTTTGCCTTTCCAAATCAGGTTTTTAATCCATCCCGCCGCCGGAGACTGTCCGTCCGTCAATGACTGATGCTCATAGTCGATGACCATGTCGTTACCGCGATTTTTCCAGGCCTCGATGATTTCGGCAGCGGCGGTTTCATCCATGAAGGCTGGATCTTCACCGTTGATCTCAATTTTACCTTCCGGCAAAACCTGAAACTCGGACGGCGCGCCGGTCATCTCCTTTAAAACAGACAAGATCAAATGTTTCATGATGTTACCTCATCGACAAATAATGGTTGATGACATTCTTGACCTCCGTCCAGTCCTCGTTCTGAACCATCAGAAAGGGGCGGGGCGGAATCACCGATCCGGGATGATTCACCGACTTCACGGGATGCCGGGCGCCCGGCCAAAAGAGGGCTTTGGCCTTCTTCGGCTTGATGATATGGGCGCCTGTCGTTCCGCCCGACTGGTGAATGGCGGCGTAGACGACGTTGGTGCCGACGGCGACGCGATCCGAGCCTGCCTGAACAGCGCCGGGGCGCGCAAAGGAGCGACGGAGACGGCCCGTCAAAGACAGGGTCTGCCCTCCCTCGCGCTTTATCCGCGCCGATTCGCTCCACTTCGGGCGGCCGGAGGCGGCGAAGTTCCGCTCCACGGAGGTGCGCACAATCTCGCCGATTTCCCGCATGACCGGCTGAAGATTTCGCATGCGGGCCGTGAGATCGGCCAGGGCCTTGTTGACTTCCGTGTCGTTGACGTGAACGTGAATCTGCATATTTTCCTTGACTTTCTTGATTTCCCGGTTTAATTCTTCCTTGAAGGGCGTCTGCGGCGTAGGGGGGCTCACCCTGGCCTGAACAGTCGCAGGCGACCGGTTCGTGAGCCGGACCGGTCACCGCCCTTTCCCGTAAAGCAAAATCCCCGCACGTTGTTTTTCCACATATCCGATATCCGGAAGCGCCTTTCCCTTCTTGACCTTCAAAGGCGTGAAGTTCGTCACTCCCTGAAAAACACCGTCCACCACTTCATAAACCCCTAAACCGCCGATTCTTTCCCGGTCGGCCGTTTTCCAGAAGCCGATGTAGCGTTTGGAAAGTCGGATCTGCCCGGACTCGTTTTTCTGCGGCGTCAGCCAGACCTCGTAGGGCGCGAGGAGCATCTCCTCCATGACAGGAATCGATGGGCCGTGACCGAGTTTGTAGAACTTCCAACTTTCCGCGCCAGGCGTCTTGTTCTCCAGAAAGGCGCGCAACGAGAGGATGGCGAGAACGATCTGCCGGAACTGCTCCGGCGCTTTACCCGCCAGGTCCCGGCCCCATTTGTCCAGCTCCTCAGGGCTCGTCTTGCCTTCCTTCAGGGCCAGGGCAACCAGATCTTCCTGCTCCATCGCGGCGATCTTCGTTTTCAGGGCCGCGACTTCGAGGCTGAGGGTTTTGGCCACGTCCAGCGGGGCCTTGAGGGAGGCGACGATTTGAACGATCTCGTCTTTCCCCGCACCCTCTTTTGCGCCCAGGGCGTCCATGACCTCTTTGCAGGCGACGACTTTCGCGGCATCGCCCTCCAGTTTCACATTCTTGGCCACGAGTTGGGTCACAGCTTCCTCGATCTTGTCATCCCCGGCTTCATTGGCCAACCCCAACAGCTTTTTCAGTTTCTCGAACATAATTGCCTCCCTTTCCTGTTTTTTGTTTTCGTCCTCGTGGCGCATTTTGGCCATGAGCGGTTTCAAGTTGTTAATCTTCGGCTGGTTGGTGAGGGCAACGTTTTCCAGCAGCACGATGCGCCGCTCTTTCGCCGAGACCCAAATCACCGGGGAGAAATAACGATACTCCCGGTTTTTAAGGTATTCTGCTGCTTTTGCCGTCCACTCAACCGCCACCCATAACCCTTCCGTTCCCTTCCAGACCAGGCGCTTGATCCAACCGGCCGCCGGGGCCTGGACGTCCTGCATGGTCTGGTGCTCGTAATCGATGACCATGTCATTGCCCCGCTTCTTGAATTCTTCAATCAGGGCAGCAGCCTCCTGGTCGTAGAGATAGGCCGGTTCGTCGCCGGAGATATCGATCTTCCCCCAGGGGAGCAACTGGAACTCCGTCGGCGCGCCGGTCATCTCCTTCAAAACCGACAAGATCAAATGGTTCATGGTGTTACCTCGTTGCGATGTAATCGTTAATCATGTCGATAATCTCCCGGCTGTTTTCCGCGCTCACGCCCAGGAAGGGGCGGGCGGGAATCACAGAACCGGGATGATTCACCTTTTTGAACAAGCCATAGGGCGTCTTGAGCGCTTTTTTCCGACGCGGCAGGATGATCGCCGCCGCCGTCCGTCCGCCCTTCTGGTGAATGGCCGCATACTCCTTGTTCGTTCCGACCATTACGGCATTTGGGCCCATCATTTGAGCGCGGATGCTGTCCCGAAGGTGGCCGGTAACCGTCAGGGTGCGGACGCGCTTCGGGTTCGGCGTTTTGGGATCTTTCCAGGGCGAGCCGTCCGGAGCGGGACCACCGGCCTCGAAGCGGCGCTTGGTCTGCTCGACGATCCGGTCGCCGATGGCCTTCAGGATGGGCGACAGGTTCGATGTCCGCGCGGAGATCTCCCGCAGCCGTTCCCGGATCGCATCGGCGCCGTCCATTGTGATGATGATTCCAGGCATTTACTTTCCTCTTGACAACGGTCATGGTTCGATCTATTCTGCTTTCAACTGGCTCGCCTGGGCCGCATCCCTTGAAGGGCGAAGCGTAGTGCATCACGGTTGTGCGGAACCGTGAAGGCGCTTATTTTCCATCCTGAAAAATCAACCTGCCGGACCGTAATCTGCCGCCTTTCATGTTGTCGCTATTGATGACGTCAAAGGCGATTGTTTGCCCTTTCACGGTATCTGCAAGAATGCCGATGATGCGGCCTTTCTCGATGTCATATGCCTTTACGTATCGTTTTCGCAGGGAGACGCGGCCGCTATCCACAAACCGGATGAACCCGACCCATATCTCCTGACTGTTCTCAATGGCATCCGGGATCAAAGGAAAGTATTTTTCCCGACCGTCCCAGCGTTTTTTGTTTTCGATGATGTGATCCGCGAGCGCCTGAGTCACCGACGTGTAGCCCCCAAGACTATCTTTATAGATTCCTTCAGGAACCGCTTTTCTCAATTCATCTTCCGTTCGACAGGGTTGCCCAAGTCCGACAGGCGGCGACAGGCCCGGCAATTTCGCCGGCAATTCGGGGTACGCTGACGGCCGCCACGGGCCAAGCTCGATAAATTCGCCCGATTCCCGCACCCAGCTCTTGCCGAAGGCCGCCGAGCCGACGTTGCAGCCGAAGCCCTTGTCGATCCCGACCGGCTCGCCCGTTTTCGGGTCTATTTCCGATTTCGGCGCGTTGCCCTTGCCGGCGGCTGTGGCCGCCTCGTATTCTTTTTTCGTCGAGCCATAGACCCGGCATTTGCACCCCCAGCCGTTCTGCGGATAGTGCGTATCCCACCAGGGATCGGCCGCCGGAAGGGTCGTTCCGTCCCAGGCCAGGTGGTGCGGTCTGGGACGTTTGCTGTCGCCGTGCTTGTAGGTCAAATACGGCAGGACCTCCAACTGCTCCGGGTCGGTCAACTGCGCCCAGCGGCCGGCGTTGTAAGCCTGACGGACGTTTGTGGAGTAGATGATCTCGCTTCGCCAATTTCGTGATCCGTTGTAGCTCCATCCGTGTTTGGCGACGATATTGTCGAAGTCCTGACGGAATTTCTCCAACGTCGTCCCTTTGGCAATGGCCTTTTCCACGGCGGAATGAAAATCGGCCAGAATATCGTCCCGGTAAGCCCCGGCCACCATGAATCCTTTGGCGTGCTGATCCTTCCAGAGGTCGTCCCACTTGCGCGTGGGAATATCGATCTTGTCCTGGAAGAACTTTATCTGCTCGTCAAAATGGTTCATCCGCCCCATCGCGCAACATTGGAAGGTCATCCGGAAGGCGTTGATTAGCAGATGACTTTCAATTGACAGATGCGCCGATCTCATCTATTCTGAAGGCAAAATCAAACTGTTTCCTTGAGATGTTCGGTGAGTGGAGGAGGGAACGGTTCTTAGAAGAGAGAAGGTGCCCTATGTCGCTGACCGCCAGAAAACTGGATTACCCCTACATCACCTCGGATCCCGGCATTGCCGAAGGACGGCCGGTGATCGCGGGGACCAGGATCACCGTCAACTGCATTGCCGGGTATTACCAGCTCGGCATGAGCATCGACGAAATCCTGGGCAGCCTCCGCCACCTGACACCGTCCCAAGTCCATTCCGCCCTGGCCTATTACTTCGACCACCAGGACGAAATCAACGCGGACCTGGAAGAGGCAGGAAACGTCGAATACTGGAAGAGCCAGGTTCAGGCCCATCCCGCGCGGCAATAGCGTAACGGCGACCAATGAAACTGAAATTGTTTCTGGACGAGGATATCCATACCGGCTTATCGCACGCCTTACAGCAGCGGGGATATGACGTCGTTCACGCCCAGGATCTGAAGCGCAAAGGCAAATCGGACAGCGAGCAGCTCGCCTTTGCCGTCCAGGAAGAACGCTGCCTCGTTACCTTCAACGTTCGGGACTTTGCCCACCTCCACAATAAGTATGCAGCACAGAACCGGGAACACTGGGGGATCATCGTTTCCCGGCAGATGCCCATCGGCGAGACGCTCCGGCGCCTGCTGAAGAAGGTCGGGTTGGCAACCCGGGAGGATTTCAAAAACCGGATCGATTTTTTGTGAAGGATTGGATTGAGTGACAGGCGGAAACGGCGAACGGAGATGTAACTAAAATGTAACCGTACTATCCGAAGACAAACCCTTGAAACTCAACCTGATCCAAAATGCTCTTTCTAACCGAACGAGATATAAGCGATTATTTATGATGGGAAATCGCCTATTTTAAGTTATGTACTTTTAATCCGTTGGTCGCGGGTTCAATTCCCGCACGACCCACCAAACAAAATTAGGGGGTTGCAGCCTTTACGGTTGTGACCCCTTGTCCGTTTTGGGGCCAATTGTAACCGTCCGGCTTGCAGCATATATAAATCACGACGCTTTTGCGCCGCTTCCCGCAAGTCGTCCTGGGAGGTGATGTTGTACCGATCGAAGATGCTGCGCGTCTTGTGCCCAAAGATCGTCATCGCCACCCGTTCGGGAATCCCCGCCCGCACCATGTTGCGCACCGCGCTCCGCCGCAGGTCATGGAACAGGAGCCCCGGAATCCTGATCTTCAGACAAGCCGTCGCCCGGGCCTGGCGGCGGAGGGGTGGCAGGCAAAAATTCCCCCTTGGGGTGAAGGGGGGAGAGAGAAAGATGCAGGGGACGTGACGGACACAAACAGGTGGCCGTTGCGAACCTTGCCTACCTCGATCAATCCCCGCTTTAAAAGGAAATTAATTTGACAATTTGCTGTAATTGTAGAAAATAGACTGACCTTTTCAGGGACATGTTGCCGTCGATGCACGCTTCATTCCAAACGGACCGTTCACGGTCCGCGTTGCGACCGGCGGCACCCAATAGCAGAGGAGGTGCGGATGGAAACCGCCACGCCCCAGAGCATGATCGATCAACTGGCCTCCGAGGCCCGAATGCTGGGATGCATTCTGGCCGCCTCGGCGGACCATATCTACCTCTATGACGCCGCAGGGCGCTATCTCTACGCAAACCCCGCCGCGGCCAAGGCCCTCGGGATGAAGCCTGCGGACCTCATCGGCAGACACTGGAGACAGCTCGGGCTCCCCGAAAACGTGATGGAATCCTTCGAGACGAATCGACATGCCGTCATGAGCTCAGGAAAAGCAGTCGTTGCCGAAACGCTTTTCCCCACCGCCGAAGGCCTCCGAAACTACGAATATGTCCTGACGCCCGTCGTCGGCGAGCGGGGAGACGTGGAGGCGGTAGTCTGCAACGCCCGCGACATCACGCAGCGAAAGGATAAGGAGCGAAAGCGGCAAGACACGGAAGATCTGGTGCAATCCCTTTCCCCCCAGCTTATCCAGCTTCAGGAGGCGGAGCGGAAGCGGATCGCCCGGGAGCTCCACGACGAGATCGGCCAGATGCTCTCCATTATCAAGGTCAACCTCCAACAGCTCCGGCGGACCCCCGATCCCGAGACCCATCAGGCCCTGCTGGAGAAGAGCGTCGACGCCCTGGGGCAGACCCTCCAGCAGATCCGCCGTCTCTCTCACGACCTGCGGCCCTCCATCCTCGACGATCTGGGGCTCGTGGCGGCGCTCCGCTGGTTTCTCGACTACCGGTTACAGGGGACGGGTATTATCCCCAATTTTGAGGCGAACACGTTGGGCAAGCGCTTTCCCGCCGACATCGAGACGGCCTGTTTCCGCTGGAGATGACAAATATCTGCACATATTCAAAAAGCCCCGAGCCTGCCCAGAAACTCTCGCGCTGGTAGCGGTTGATCTGATTAAAGGCCTCCTGGATCGCCACCCCGCGCCGTTTCAGCTCGATATGCACGAGCGGCAGGCCGTTGACCAGCACCGTGACATCGTACCGGTTGGCCCTTTGCCCCTCTTCAGCGGTGTATTGGTTGATCACCTGCAAACGGTTTTCGTGGATCCGGTCCTTGCGGAGCAGATAGATATTTTTAACCGTTCCGTCTGCCTGTTTTAGATTTTTGATGTAATCTTCCTGAATAGTGGCGGTTTTTTCGGCAATGCTCTGGTTGGGGTTGGCGATCTCGCCGGTAAAAAACCTTTCCCATTCGGCATCGGTAAAGGTGAAGTCGTTGAGCGTTTCCAGTTGTCGGCGCAGGTTGAGTACCAGATCGGCCTCGGTGGCAATGGGCAGATACTCATAGGCCTGCGACTTTAACTGCTCAATAAAGGCGCGCTCCAGGTCCGCCTCGCTCTGGTATGCCTTGGCGGTACGGTAAGCGGGCGTGTATTCCGCGACCACCGTGCTTTGCGGATTTTCCGAAATGGTATTATACCGTTTCATATTTTATTCCCCTCCTGCGGAGGGGTGCCCGTCAGGGCGGGGTGGTTCTTCAAAAATACAAGAACTGCCTCCATATTATTCAACACCTCTGCAACGCCAATATGAATCACGTTTAGTCTCAGGGATGTCAAAAAGTCATCCCGTTGTTTATCGTAGTCTTCCTTGCCATCATGTGACGAGCCATCAATCTCAATAATGGCATTTTTTTCCGCACAATAAAAATCTACGATATAGTTGCCAATAATCTTCTGTCTATCAAAATCCAGTCCGTTAAGTTTACCGGATTTAATCTGGTTCCAAATAAGTGCTTCATGTAATATCCCCGCCTTGCGCAATTCTTTTGCTCGTGTGCGAAGTCCGGGGTTATAGGGTAAGGATTTATAGTTTTGTGTTGCTCTCATAAGACCACCCCGTCAGCCTTGGGCTGACACCCCTCCGTAGGAGGGGAATTCTTTATCAATTTTCTTCGTAATAATATGAGTAATCTATTCCTTTCATGAACATTTC